CAGCGGGCCGCCGATGGTCTGGTGCGGGCCGCAGTCCACGGGGCCGGTGAAGTGGTCGCCCGCACGGTCGGCTGGGGCGTAGCCGAGGGCGTTGGTGATCTCGCCAGCTATGGGCGGCGCGGCATTTACGACCACGCTGACCCTGTCGTTGGTCGGATCGTCGGCAGCGTCGAGCGTCACTCGCGTGCCTTCGACCAAGTTGATGGCTCGGCGGGAGCCGACGTCGGCACCGTTGTGCTGGACCTTGTGGGGCAGCTCGCCGCTCACGATGTCGCCGGCGGTGTGGGTGTGCCCGGGGAGATCGGCTGCCGCGAGGTTGGCACCCGCCGTCACACGCCCTTTCGCATCGACCGTGACCTTCGGATACGTGCCCGGCGCGGCGCCGGAGGCGGGCAGTGAGAGCACACCCGACTCAACCGCCAGGCCGCCAGCCGGATCGACCTGCACGATCCCTTTGCTCGCGTAGCCGGCGTCGGGATAGGCGAACGTCCCGAAGGTCTGCCCGGGCGCGAAGTCTACGATGGCGTCCATGGCGAGATGGTTCTGGATGTTCAGAGCCATCCCGAGATCACCCGAGTCGTCGGCCTTCCGCCACTTCACCGCGCCGGCGTTGGGCAGACGGACGAGGCCAGTACCGGACTTCGACCCGGTTCCAAACTGAGCGCCGTCCTGAAACGTCTTGTTGCCGGTCACCACCTGGTCACCGGCGGCGCGGACGTAGTTGCGCGCGGCCGCTGTGCCGAGTTCGTTCTCGATCGCGAGGACCGCGGATTGGAGCGCGGTAAGGAATCCGGAGACCATATTGGCCCGGACGGTGGAGCCGTTCTGATGCACGGCGGCAACGGTTCCGAAGGCGCCGCGGATGCATCCCGTGAACTGGGTCGCGGTCTTGGCCGTGTAGACGATCAGTTCGTCGTCGATTGAGAGGATGCCGTAGGTGTCGGCGAAGCCCACCGACGTGGATTCCACGCTGATGGTCGAGTCGCCCGCGCCGATGGCATTCGTCGCCGTGGTTTCGAGCGGCTTCGACTGGAAAGCGTCGACGGGCGAGAACAGGCTCGACGCATCGTCGAATGCAGAGGGGAACTTGCTACCCATTGAGACCTCGGCGGTTGCAGGGGAAGCGATTGAGAGCGCCGTCGGCCGGTGGGGCGAAGGGCACGGCCATGACGACAGGCTCCGCGCGAACGGCGCGGGGCTTGTGGTAGATCGCGCTCTGCGGCACTCTCCCGGTGAGCGCCGTCAACGGCACCGGCCTGCTGTTCAGGCAATACTGGTCGAAGGCCCAGAAGCACAGCGATCCGATGTCGGTCTGTTTCCACATCGAGTAGGCCTGAAGATACGGGGGGTCTGCCGTCCCGAAGATGCCCGCCAGGTACATGCATTCGTCTCCCGGACGGCCCAGCCCCAACGGGAACCGCATCGTCTGCTTCATCAGCACGACACTCTTCTGCCGGACGTCATAGTCGAATCCTTCAGCGCGGAAGTACTGCACGCCGTAGCTGGAGGTCTTCCACTGCTCCGGCAAGTTGATGTGCATGTTCAGGCGGCGGAAGGCGGCGTTCGGCGCAGGCTTGCCCTGGTTGGCGTCGAGCGGCCACAGGCATTCGAAGACGGCACTCGGGTGGTAGCGCCGCACGTAGTCGATGACTTCTGAGCAGTACTCCCAAAGGCGGTCGCGCAAGAAGTCGGCGGTCTGCTGATCGTCTGCCGGGTTGTCGGTGTTAGCGAGGAAGCAGTGCATGGGACGGCCGAAGCGAACGAGAAAATCGGCCTTGGTTCCGTCGTCATAGAAGGGCATCCCGGAGTCGTTCGGGAAGTACCACCACTGTGTCTCGCCGAACTGCAGGACGATCGGCAGCCCGGCAGCCGCGAGTTGATCGGCGCACTCCTTGTACATCTGCTTCAGATACGCCCGGACGCGCGAGCCGAAATGCATCTGGGTGGACGGTACGGGCAAATCCACAGGCGAGCCGTCCCAGTAGCGCGCGGCCATGGCCGATGGTGGCCGGTAGCACTCCATCGAGAAGGCGAAGCTCGCCGGGATGCCCGCCTGATGAAGCTGCGTCGCCAGGTCGCGAATCCAGTTGCGCGCCCCCTGGGTCATCACCGGCGAGATGGTGTCGATCATCTCCCAGTCGCCCTCGGCGCCGGGCGTGGAGAGGCTCGGCGTGCCCTGAGCGACGGAGAGGTTTGCGCTGGTCGTGATGGAGAACGTGTAGCCCGGCGCGCGCGAGCGGATGTTGATGCCGCCCGCCGAGCTCGTGCACCAGACGCCGGGGAAGGTGACGTTGAGCATTGCGCGTAGGTGGCCGACGACGTCAGCGTCGCTGAGCCCCGCGCCCGGCGAGAAGTAGAGCGTCGTGCCAGAGAGGTTGATCCACAGCGGCTCGTCCGGCTGCCAGGCGCCGAGGCTCACGGCGCAGTTCGGATAGGTCGCCTCGACGCGCCGCCGCTTGTTGTTCCAGAAGACGCCCATATAGACGTCGGCGTGGCCGCGGAACCCGAGCTTCTCCAGGTGCCACACATGCCAAGTGGGCGGCTTCTTGTATCCGTGGTCAGTATCGAAATCTACTGCGAGCGAAATGTTCTCGTACACCTCCGGAGCATCCGGCACATCCTGTGGGACCAAGGGCCAAGGTAGTCGTAGTAGAAGAAGTAGCCGGTGCTCGTCGGGTTCTTGTCAAACAGCGCCGTGATCTCGACGACATGCGAGCCTGGCGCGATGTCCGAGCCGATTCTCTTCATTGCGGCGAGGCCGTTGTAGTCGTTCAGGTAGAGATCGAAGACCTGCGACGCGCCACCGTCAATGACGACCTGGATCTTGCCCGCGCTGGTGCCGAGCCACGTACCGATGTAGAGGTCGTGCATGGCGTCACGCTGATACCGGACGGTGACGCACCGGAGATCGCCGGCCGACGACGGCGCGCAGCGTTTCGCATGGCCACCGCTCCACCATCCTGTGGCGTAGGGCGCCTCCTCCCAATACCCGACATAGGTTGCACCCCTGCCCTCCTCAAGGCGGTCGTTCTCGTTCGGCCCGCCGACCTTCAGCGTCGTGGGCCCGGAGAGGGCTATGTTGGAGATCGCGACCTGCCACTCCACATCCGACCGAGTGCCCGTGATCGTCGAGATCCACTGGACGCGCGTACCGGCGCTCCAGGCCTGCGGAGCGGAAGAGTCTTCGCCACGACGAACCAGGATGCGGTAATACCAGGTGGTCGGTACATCCGGGTCCGGCTTGACTAGGCCGAAGTTGGCGAAGCAGGTGATGCGCTCCTCGATCGTCGCATTTCCGACGTAGTACTTCGTGCCGCCGGACATCGACTCGGCGTTGGTGAGGCGCCATTCCTCCTCCGTGGCCGCAGACGAAGCGTCAACCGCCTCCGCTAGCAGCCCGCCATTGGCCAGACCAAACTCCACGTCCTCAAAGCGTGGCGCGAAGGTCAGGTGCACTTTCACGATGTCCGTTGCTGGCACCGCCACGACCGACTGCCGGTCGCCGTTTTTGTATCCCGCCAAGGAGCCGAACGGGAACTGGAAACGGTACGTCCGGTCGTTGCGCGCACCCTGGACCATGCTGGCCGAGGACGTCACACCATCCGCAAGAACCACGACCGCGTTCTCCGGATCCACGGACTGGCGCACCGGGATTCCGTTGGCCTCGCGCCCCCATTGGCCCATCTGCCCGGTGAGCCCCAGGTTGATGTTCGCCGACGTGTTGGTCGTCCCGAAGCCGGCGACAGCGAGGCTTGCGGGCTGTTCGCCATAGTCAGGTAGGGGGTGGTCCACGATGCGGTCTCGGAGCGTGCGGCCGAAATGGCGCGCGCGAGGCAGCACACGGCAGGTGATGTTGTAGATCTTCCCGTAATGCGGCTTGGTGAAGTACGCCGTGAAACTGCCTCCCCCGGCTGAGAGAACCTTCACGACTTCGTCGTGTGCCGTGCCGATGTCGACGGCGACGTAGTCGCCAGCGCGGATCTCGGCTGAAGACGAAACCTGTGCCGTGTAGACGCCCGGCACGAAGCGCGTGAGCGTCGCTGGAGCTGACCCGCTGTTGGTCGAAACCCGGACTGGACCATTCACGCCGGCCTCAAGGCTCACCGTGATGACGTTGCCCGAGGCGATGCAATCGACGAGGTAGCTGGAGATTCCGACCATCGACGCCAGACGCGACGCGATGTCGGCGGCATCGGTCGCGCCGGACTCCCGGATTCCCGCGCCGCCGCCGTTGACCAGCAGGTAGTGCCAGAAGTTGGGGTCATCCTGCCACCAGATGGACTGCTCGCACGAAGGCGCGTCGACGGCGCCGATGTTGTTCAGCAGGCGGGTTTCGAGGTTGCAGAACGCGATCGCTTCGGCCGAGGTGCACGACCAGCGCGTGCCCATGAAGTAGACGTAGGCCGCGTCCGCGAGCGCTGGCGTCGGCCCGCCGACGAGCGCATCCAGGTCCTCGGCGTTCTTGTCCTCGATGGCGATATGGAACGAGCCCGGCGTGAAGCCGCCGGAGAGCACCGAGCAGTGTGCCATCAACGGGACTTCGTAGATGTCGCCGTTACCGGCGGTGATGGTCAGCTTGTCCCACCCCACCGACGGGTACTTCACGCAGTCCGGCCGGACGTTGCCCTCCTCGCCGTTCACAGGCAGCACCTGCATGTCGAACTGCAGGGTGACGCCGGACAGGTCCGTTACCGGAAGCGGCTTCAGGCGCAGGTGGTTGTAGTAGTCATAGGCGCTGAGGAGTTGGACGTTGGCGAAGTCCTCGGCCGCCTGGAAGATACCGGAGATCTGGAAGCCCGTCTCGGTAGCGTCGTGGATTGTGGTGGTGGCGGCCCGGCCGGAGAATCCCTGCAGTTGGACGGTCCTGCGGGGATCGAACATGTGGAGCGCTTCGGAGGGCATTTACGTTTGGATCACCACGGTGAGGTCGGACCCCGGATTCGGCGACGCCACTGCCTTGATGTCGAACGTGAGGTCGTTGCCTTCGTGCAGAATCGGTGTCGGCCAGATGCAGGGGCGGATCGAGCAGGCCGGGTGGTCCTTCGTCACCACGGCATCGAACGTCTGCGCCTCCGGATCGACCGCCAGGACTTCCACGCACTCCTCGTTCGCCGCCCCGAATTCCAAGAACACGAAGCGTCCCACCTCGAGCCCCGTGGTTGAGGCGTCGTAGGACGCAGTCGCGATGGTCTGCGCCGAGCCGCTTCCGGTGATGGCGTTGAGGCTGAACAGACCGTAGTCGGCATACGGCAGGCGGCGCGTCTCCGGCGGACCATAGCCGGCGTCGACCAGGTAGTCGTAGGTGGTCTTGTAGCCGCCCGGCAGCTTCTGCGCGATGCCCATCTTCTCCAGCACTTCCCAGGTCGCGCCGCCGTCGCGGCTGATCTTCACGACGTAGGCGGACTGCCCGTCCGTAGTTGGCTGCTGTACGTAGGCGAACACGCACCGGAGCGAGGCCGGATCGTGGACCTTCATCGGAATCGCCACCTCGTCCTGTGCCGCGAGGGCACCCGGAATCTGGAACGTGTAGGCGCCGCCCGAGCAGGTGCGCTCGCCCGGCATGAACGGCTCGTTGTGATGGGAGAGCGGGAAGACGGTGGATGGGCCGTAGCCAAAGTGGTTCGCCACTCCGACGACCGCGGCCACGATGCAGGCCGACGGGAGCTTCGCTTCGATGCGTGCGGGCAGACCCGGCGTCCGGAAGAAGCCCTTCTTGACGGCCATGGTGAACATCTTCATGTCGAGCCGGTAGAACCGGACACCCTTCAGATGGGCGCACCGCAGCGTCTCGAACGAAGCCCAGTCTTCGCGCGCGTCTCCGGCAGGCCGCCGCTGGATCTGGAAGGAACCGGATGGGACCACGTCGCCGGTGTCGCCCGGGCCGATGATCTGTGCGCACTCGTAGGACCGGCGACTGGCATGCACGACGTCGGCCGCTTCGTCGTTGAAGACGATGTAATCGCCGACGCGGAAGGTGCGCGCAGTGTCCGGATTCACGGTGCAGGAAACGATCACGGGATCGGTATCTTTGTCGACGGCGGCGTCGAGACTAGCCCACAGGTCCGTGGCCAACTCATCCACGTAGTAGAGGCCCATGGCGATCTCGGTTGCGCCCGTGATGTTCAGGTTGCCCGCCGCGTCGGGCTCGACCGCGAGATCATCGACCGCGAACGAGCCGTAATCCAGGAGCTTCGGCGTTCCGTGGACGATTCCCGGCACGCCGGTGTCGATGAGGACCTCTTCTGGCACTGGGGCAGCAACCACGTCGGCAGGCTTCGGCCCGGCGACGAGGTCGTACATGGAGTCCGTTGTGGTGCGGCCCTGGATGTCGATCGAATAGTCCTTGTTGAGCCGCCAGGAAGTCACCCGGAACTCGCCCGAGCCGTTTGGCATGTCCGGATGCGTCATCGAGCACACCATGCCCGGCTCGGTGTTGAGCGCGAGCACAGTGGTCCGGAACGACAGTTGGCGCGCGGCCTTCCACTCCGCCGGCGACGTGCCGCCGAGTTCCTCGCGCATGCGAACGCTCACGATGCGCGCCGCCTGGGACTTGGACGCCGTCCCCGAGAGGTTCACGTTCGACTTCAGGAACAGCGGGCCGGCGCCGCCACCGATCAATGTGGCGTGATCGATGTCGTACAGGCTGACGGAGTTGTTCACGAACTGGTAGTCCTCGTCGGCAAAGTTGGCCGTGAGGTGGTTGAAGGACGGCTTCAACGGAGCCAGTTGCAGGAAGTTGAAGAGGATGTTGCCCTGCGTGAATGCTTCGACTGCAGAGGAGTTCTCCCGGACGCCGATCTTGAGCTTGCCGAAGGCGAAGGTGTAGTAGCCCAGGCAGTTCATGAGAACTTCCTGGAGCCAGTCGCGGAGGGGCTTCTCCTCCTGGAGCACGCCGCGGAACTTGAACTGCGTCTCACTGCCGGTGCCGACCAGTTTGGTGACCTGGTCATTGGAGATTGCCGCGGCGTCGATGGCCGCCTGCACGTCGAACAGCGCTTCGGCCAGGTCCAGTTGCTGTGTGGTGGCGTTAGAACCCAAACGCAGGCCGCGCGCCCGGAGCAGCATGTTGATCGCGACCCAGACCGGATTGGTGAGCGGCGGACTGTAGACGCGCACGCCGGGCGAGGTCCACACCCAGCCGCTCATGCCGGACTGGACGTTGGCGACCATCGCGTGATCGCCGGGCTTCGACAGCTGCAGGCCCTTGGCGTCGCTGCGCCGGATCACGATGAATGCCGTCCCGGCGGCAAAGTTGTCCTTATATGTGGAGTTGCCGGAGTAGACCTTGCGCCAATCGCCGCCGGTGGTGTTGCCGGATTGATCAAGGGAGAAGAAGTCCGTTGGTGCGGCAGGATCGGCCCCGAGGCACTGGCGCAGACCGTAGTTGTTGTTGGGGTAGCCGTGGTGCGCCTGGCCATCAAGCGTGCTGCCGACGAACGTCTCGGTGGTGCCGTCGTTGTCGAGGTCCTCGTAGTGCGCCGACGTGAATGCACCAAGCGGACCTTCGCCGACAATGCCCAGGCCCTCGTAAAAATCGCTCTCGTCGCGTCCGGCGGCGACCTTGCAGTTCACGGGCATCTCGCTGTCGGTGTAAATCTCAGGCACGATCTGGTCGTAGATCGAATCCGCGACCAGCGACACGCTCGTGATGGTGGAGCGGCCGAAGCCCCAGACGCCGGTGGAATTATCCTTGATGCGCACGCCTTGCGGCTCGGCGAGGATGCCGCCGTAGTAGCGCTTCATGCCGTGCGCGAGGCAGCCGTTCCCGGTCTCGTAGCCCTTGTCGCACTTCGAGGCGTCAGCACTCGGGAAGTGGACCAAGTCGAGCGTGCCGGCGCTGGAGTACGGGCAAGCCTGCGAGTCGAACGGTTTCCAGCAGGTGCGGGAGATCTTACGCGTCGGGTACGGCAGGTTCAGTTCGTAGAGGCCATCGGCGGCGGTGACCTTAAACTCGGGCCCAGCGTCGCAGGACCAGTTGACGATGTCGCCCTTCCAGAGGTCGAGCTTCGTGCCAGTGACGACGTGGAAGAGTGAGAACTCCAGCGCAGCCCGGAATAGATCCACGTCGTTGGCCAGGTCCCGCATCACGCGGTCAGCGTTGCCGAAGGTGAACTGCGCCTCGTCCGACTCATTGCCGATGGACTGCGAGATCCCGTCGAACTCCAGCAGCCGCGCCTGGTAGAGTTGGCCGCCGACGGTACAACGCCGGTCGGAGATGTAGATCCTCGGGTAGCCCGACTGGAGCGGCTGAATGCGGACGAGGGGGATGATCTCCTGGAACTGGGAGAGAAGCGCAGTCTGGAGCGAGGACGGCGGGAAGCGATTGACGGTCTGGGTGATCGAGTAGGAAGGCGAGGTGGTGGGGATTTCGATCAGCGTGACGCCGAGAGAGCAGGCCCAGTCGGCGACCATCTCCCAGGACAGCGGCTCGTTGGCGAAGTGGCAGATGTGGGCTGTGGTGCCGCCGCCGTCATCGTTCGGCGCGTTGTAGGTGAAGGCGCCGTAGGGTCCGTACTTCGATTCCCAGAAGTTCCGCAGGGCAATGCGATCGGCGTCGCGCAGCCAGTTCCTTCGGATGGTGAAGCGCCGCGCGCCCGTGCCGAGAAGAAAGCGCTGTTCGATCTTGGCGTTGCCCGAACCGAACTGATGGATCGCGATCTCGCGCGCGCGGGAGTGCCCGTGCGGGAAATCCGGGACAAGCGGGAACACGCCGCTCGGGACGATCTCCGGCACGACGATGTTGCCGATGTAGTCGGGCATCTCTCAACGCTCCTCGACCCGGATCGTGAATGAGCGGTCCTCGGTCCGCCCCGCCGCCGTCGTGATGCGGTTGGTGACGATGTACGACTGGCCCGCCGTGCCGCCGGAGAGCCAGACCGTGGCAGATGTGGACGTCTTTGAGTCGGCCATCTTGGTGAACTCTGACGGAACGATCCACTCGCTCGCAGCGATTTGGTCCCCGGCGAGCCACCGAGTCCAGTCAATGCTGTAGTCGAGGACCGCGTTAGGATCCTTCGTGAAGGTCATGCTTCCATGCCCCGGCTCTCATGCGGCACCGAAAAGGATCGCGATTCTCTCGCCGGAGAAACGGACCGGCTCTCCGGTCTGTTAGATAGAGTGCGCTCCGGAGCCGCCGGCGGCCTGCGGTACGCGACCATTCGAGCCGTTCCCGCGATCACCGCGCTCCTCGGCGTGCCGCGGAAGTCCACTGCCGCGACAGTGGAGTCGCCGGCGATCTCCGCCGCACGGTAGGCCATGAGCGGCGCGTACCAGAAGCGATGCCGCTTGGCGAGCAACACCCATGGCCCGGATGCGAGGTCGCGGGCTTCCTCCGGATACAGCGCCCGCGTCCACGAGGCGAATCCGAAGATTTCAACGAACAGGCCCGGCGTCGCCGACGACAGGGCGTAGACGTCAACATTGCCCGCAACCGCGCTGGCGTTCGGCATCGTGCCCTGCACGGCCAAAACACCGTTGTGGTACACGCTCGCCGTCTTATTGGCGTCAAAAGGCAGCGTGAACGCCGCGCAGGTGACCTTCCGAAGATCCGCACCGTAGGAACCCCACTCGAACCCTCCGTACGGGGCCGAGGTGTTCCGAAAGATGGCCTTGTACGTACCGGTCGAAGTGCGGATGCCCAGCCACCAGGTGGTCGAGTAGCTGTTGCCGATCATCGTGGGGTACCCGGAGCCGTTGACGCGATTGATCCGGAACCACACGCACATCGAGAGGACCTTGCCGGTCCCATCACCGCTGTAGACGGGGCAGTAGCCGAGTCCCCCGACTGACAAGCCCGCCTGCTCGTTGCTGTAGGCGAACGCGTGGCCGAACGGCGTGGCGATGTTGCCGCCGGAACCTGGCGCAATCGTCAGGCCGGAGAGCGCGGCGCCCGTCTGGAGGCGGCGGCGGAAGTACCCAACCGAGAACTCGCCGCCAGTGAGGTCGCGTTTGCCGTTCAGGTGAAACGGGTTCACAGAGCTTCGAGGCTCAAGGCCGCTCGGCAGCCACAGCGAGTGCAGGCCGGCGGCGAGCGGCGACGCGAAATCGGGAATCGCTTCATAGCGGTCACTGGGGAAGCAGGACTGAGGCTCGGCACTGAGCAGGAGGTGACGCATCAGGCCACCTCGAACTCCACGCCGCGCCAGACGCCGAGATTGTCGGACACATCGAGCGCCATCCCGCAACGGTTGATGACCAGCACGCCCCAGACCGGCGGAAGCACGTTGCCGAACGCGGGCGCGACGGAAAACGGCGGGCTGATCAGGGTGCCCGCGCCCGGCACGTACAGCGAGCCGATCTGGCGAATGGAGAGTGTTTCGAGCGTCACCGACACGGATTCATCGACGCCGGTCACGCCAGCCGGGAAGATGGGCGAGGCGTCATCGGCTGCGCCCCAGGCGAAGAAGTACACGGAATAGCGGTCGCCAACCGATCCCGACGACGGTTTGATCTTGAACTGGCAGATCGCGTCAATGTAGCGGCTGTTCTGGTTGTCGACCTTCGCAGAGCTGCGTGCCAAGGAACTCGCGAGGCCGTTCAGCGTGATGCCGAAGTTGGTCACAGGACCGAACTGGGTGCGGATCGTGGACACGTGGGCTCCTAATCCTGGAGGATGGACAGGTCATTCTCGCGGACGATGACGAAATCGCCGTCGTTGACAGTGGCTGGTGACGACAGCGGGCCGCCGCCGAGAAAGTTGCCACCACTGGCTGCGTCCCACATGCCGAGGTGGGTGTACGTCCCGGCGGGAACCTGGAAGAACAACGGCGGCACATTCCGGACCCGCTTTGCGGCACCGTCGCTGTCGACGGCCGTGAACTGCATGAGAGACAGCCGCACGTAGGGGCCCCCTGAGGCCTCGCTCTGCCCGGTCTTGCCCGTGTCGGCGGTGTGCAGGCTGCACCAGTGCTCGCCGACCTGGAAGTCCTGCCCGAGGAACGCCTTTTCGAGAATCTTCTGGTCGAGATAAGCGGAAAACGCCATCGTGGTCTCCCCGGGTTTCAGGCCAACTCAATCAACTCGATGTTCACGTCTGCTCGGCCGAGGTCGACCGACTGGCTCCAATCGCCGGCGAAGCGCACGGTGTAGCGGCCCGCAACGGCCTGGCCGGTTGGGTCCGACGAGAATTTCGGGCTCGTCTCATACGGGTCGTAAAAGTAGAACGGCTCGGTCGGGCCCTTGCGGGCGTCGTAGAAATCCCGGAGCGTCGCCAGTTGGATCGGCGTGAGCCGCTTCGCCAGGCGCCAGCGTTTGCGGCTATTCGTGGCCTGGGCCGACCGCTGTGACTCACCGTTCCGGTACTCGCTGTCGACGACTGGATATGCCCGCTCGTGGGCGAATGAGCGCGAGAGGCTCGCCGGCATCACCGTCAACGGCGCAGCGTTCTGAACGGAGCCGGGCATCAGGCGGTCACCAGATCAATCAACCGCTGGTCCGGCCGCACACCAAGCCTTCCGGCTACGAAGCGCGCGTAACCTACCGAATCGTTCCCATCGGACGACGGCGCGTAGGTGTGAAACATCTCCTCCACCGTCGGCGGCTTGCCGCCGGTGTAACGCCCGTCGATGTACTGGCCGGCGAGCACGCGCAGGATGCGCCATCCTTCCTCAAGTGCGCGGTGGCTCATCTCCTCGCGCGACATGCCGGGAAACTGATACGAGGCCCAACCGACGAAATCCACATAGCCGCCGCTCGTCGGGTAGGGATGCACCTTCGCATCCCGCCAGGCGCGGAGGTTGCCCGGGTTCGCGTTGATCTGAGCGCGGGTGGGGAAGCGGATCTTGCGCGCCTTGGCTTGGGCTTCCGTGACAAAGAAGCCTTCATTCTCGGCGATCGCCCGTACAAGTTTGGCAAGCAGTTCCTGGC